TGCAGTCGATGCCGACGGTGATTTGTCCATTGATAGCACAAAAGCAAGTTATACTTTAGGTTTTACAGATGCAAATGTAATAGGCGTTACCAGTCTTGAGTTTAAAACCGATTATGGCGGAGCAAAATCCTATATATCTATGCCGGATGTCTATATTGGAAATTGGTTTGAAATATCCGGTAGTGGCACTTCTATTGATGGCACAACTATACTACTGCCTACTTCCGAGGCTGCTGGTATCTACATCGGTTACGGCAGAGGTTATAATAGCAAGATTCAACTCGGTTCTGTTGAAGACGGTGCTTATGTAACAGGATATGGCTTGTTCTACTCCTATGAATATGGTTTTTATTCTGAAACGGGCGACCTTACGCTTAAATATGGCAATCTGACCGATGGCGTAAACTCTTTAACTATAGCCAATGCAAAGACGGCCTACGACCACAGTATAGATAATACGCAGGCACATACAGACTACTTGATTAACAATGGTGATAATACAACAACTGGAGCATTAACCGTTGGCGGCACTGCTGATACAGAGCAACTAATTGTAAAAGCCAATGCATCTCAAACAAACGCTCATCCCTTACTGCGTTTTCAAAATTCTGCTGGCGGCACTATTTTAGACCTGCATAGCGACCACGTTTCAAATGTTTTCCTCGGCAATAGTGCAGGCTCGGCCAATGTGGTTTCCGGCGCTGACGGTATTAGTAATATCTTTATCGGTGATGACGCTGGTTCTGCAAATATCTCTGGTAGTTACAATGTGGCGGTGGGTGAAAATGCCTTACAAGCAAACCGAACCGGTGATAACAACTTTGCTCTTGGCGGTGGTGCTTTATATACGCTTGATGGCGGTTCGTCTAATGTGGCAATAGGAACAAGCACTTTATACGATTGCGTATCAGGAATAGGAAATGTTGCCATAGGCCAAACTGCTCTTACAAACGCCACTGCAAGTTATAATGTGGCTATCGGAGAGGGTGCTTTATTCTCCCTTACATCCGGCGGAGAATCTGTTGCAATAGGCCGCAGGGCAGGTGTTAGTATTACTACCGGTGTTGACAACACAATGATAGGATATAGGGCGGGCGAAAGTTTAGGAACGAGCGATAGTGGTTCTGTTATGATAGGACACGAAGCTGGTTACTACGAAACTGCTTCAAATAAATTATTTATAGACAATGACAAGAGAACTGACGAGGCAGACGGTCGAGTCAAGGCTCTTATTTATGGTATTTTTGATGCCGCAACAGCAAATCAAGTTTTGACTATAAACGCAGCAACAATAAATATGCCATTCCTTCCCGTTGCAGACCCAGGCGTTGCAGGGCAGTTGTGGAATAATGGCGGAGCATTAACAATATCGGCAGGATAGTGGAGTAAACAATGGACGAATTTGAACAGCAAATGTGGACGGAACGATTTGATAATGCCACAAAGACCGACAAGGCCATTTTAGATAAATTAGGCGACCTTGAAGCTAACCAAAAAGACCTCATAAATCGCCTTTTTATAGACAATAACGGTGACTGTATACAGTCAAAAATCAACGCTAACAGTAGAGCAATAAAAATCTTAAGTGGAATTTTTGCAACGATAGGAACTGCTGTTTTAGGCTGGGTATTGAAAATTAAATTCTTTGGATAAAATGCCGGCGGCAAAAGACGACAAAACACTTACATATCCCGAACTAACTGCTTTTCAGCATCACGAAGTGGAGGGGAAAACCATACCCGAAACCGCTCAGATTATAGGCGTTGACGAAAAGACCATTGATAGAATGAAAAGGAAAACGGCCTGGCGGGACTTGGCGATAATAGCTATCGAACAGCAGGGTCATACGCTTGGGGACTACGCTAAAAAACTTATCGAAATGAAGGATAAGAAAAAACAAATCAACGTCGGGGGAATATTAGCAAAGGTTGAAGATAACGCTGCACAAGTTGCATATCTAAAGGAAACGGCGGCAATTTATGGACTTTACGCACCCCAAAAACACGAAGTTACTGCCAGTCCATCAGATGAGGAACTTGCTCGTAACCTTGAAGAGGCTGAAGAAAAGTTCTCAGTGGAATCAGTGGAAGTCGGAGAACAGGGAGATTCTTCAGACGATACTGGCGAGGGCGAAAGAGCCATTATACCAGTATGAGCCATATTACAACCGCAGGGACGGCAAGCCTGGCTGGCAATGGAAATTTTTAGAGGCAGCAAGCAAGTATAAGGGCAGGGTCGCTCTCGGCGGGAATAGAATTGGGAAGAGCGACCAGGGAGCTTACGAGGCTTGTCTTGCAATTACCGGCAAGCATCCATACAAGGAATTTCCCGCAGAGGGAATTGGCTGGATAGTCGGCCTCGATAATAAAATGATGGACAGGGTTGACCAGCCCAAATTTGAAAAGTTCCTGCCCCAGCATTATCGCAAGCATTACGATAAGCGGAAAAACATCTGGTATTGTGAAGGTGATAACCGGTATTGGGAGGTCGAGTTCAAATCTACGGAGATGGGGGCATCCAAGTTTCAGGGTGCGGAAATTGACTGGGTTTGGTTCGATGAAGAGCCCAAAAAAACAGAAATCTTTACCGAATGTATGACCAGACTAATCGACCGCAGAGGTATATGGTGGATGACTGCCACGCCCATTCTCGGCACGGCCTGGCTTAAAGCGTTAGCAGAAAGAGAGGATATATATTCCAATCTGCTTGAGCCTATTTCTATGTGGGACAATCCTTATCTGCCGGAAGAGGAGATAAGAGGGAAATTGGCTGATTATACCGAAGATGAAGCTCTTGTCCGTATCGAAGGCCAGTATATCTGCTTCGGCGGCCGTCCGGTATTCAGGGACTTCATTCAACAGCTTAATCAGCGAATGGTCGAAATTAAAGAGGAACTATCGCCTTCCTGTGGCGTTCTTGTGGCAGCGTGAAAACATACAGATTTACTCCAACTTCCAATAGTCCCCTGAAAATATGGGAGCATCCGGAAAAGGACACTAAATATACGATTGGAGTAGATGCTGCTACGGGCGTCGGTGCGGACTGGACTGTTTTTAATGTTTTATCGAACCGACTACCCTTCGAGCAGGTTGCAAATTACAGGGCTAAAACAAGCGTAGTTGAAGCTGCAAAAGACCTCGTAGAGTTAGGCTGGTATTACAATACCGCAATGCTTGTAATTGAGACGAGGTTTCCTGGCAATGCAGTTCAGGATGCTGCGATATTGACTTACAGATATTCCAATAATTACAGGCAGGAGGAGCATCTCGACGCCGACCCGAACATTAGTGATAAGTTCGGAATATGCACTACCGAGTCAATTAAGTGGCTTCTGATTAACGGCCTTCAGGAAGTTCTTAAAAACAACGAACTGGTTTTGAACTGTTCTCACACGATAGATGAGATTCTGAATTTCGTCTATAAGGAAGACCGAAGTAAAACCGGAGCCGCCGTAGGATTAAATGATGATGAGGCCATATCTTTAATGCTGGCCGTAAGGGGGGCAAAGATATATCCGCAAAAACCCAAACCCAAACAGCGTCCGACTCTTTCTGCGGACGTTGCGCAACAAAGGGTTTTAATGGAAAAGTTTATGGATGAGATTCGGGGCGGAGTTACAGAGATAGGAACGATAGTCTGATGGGACAGAAGAAGCGGGACAGAACTAAACAATGGAAGGATAGACTGATTCGTAATGCCGTAGCGGACGGCGTTAAGGCCAGAATAGAATTAGAAAGGAAAAGGAATGAAGGCAGATAAATACAGGTTTTCGGCCTATACATCGAGCCGTGGTGAATGCCAGAGATGCAAACAAAGGCGCACTGGAGTCCTGATTAGGCTTCGTGTCCCAGTCCACAAAGATTTAAGAATATGCTACGAATGCCTACTCGGCGATTTAGCGCCGGACAGTCCCCTTGTCCAGAGCAGGGAGGCCGCACAGAAGAGAATCGGGGACTATAAGCAGGAATTGAAGGAAAGAAAGGTAAGCCACGAAAAGTTAAAGAAGGCCGGTATACCGTCTATATCGAACTTTACACACTTATCAAAGATAGAAAGAGAAATTAAGGAAAAGAAAAATGGAAACGGACTTTTATCACCTGTGTTGGCTGA